CAGGCATTGCCAAAGGATAACCCGCATTTGCCGCCATCGTACGTACAAAGGTTGCTTAGAATGGAAAAGAATAGCAGGGAGCGTCTTTACTATGGTAATTGGGAGTATGATGACGATCCGGCTGCTTTGATGACAATTGATGCTATAAACAACCTATGGACAAATACGTTTGTTAGATCCGGCAAGCGTTATATTACTGCTGATATTGCCCGTTTCGGTAAGGATAAGAGTGTTATAATGGTTTGGGATGGTTTACGGTTGCTAAAGATGGTTGTATTGGCTAAAAAGTCAGTCACATGGGTTGCTCAAACCATTGCAGATTTAAGAAACGAATATATGATCCCGTTAAATCATGTTATCTGTGATGAAGATGGTGTAGGCGGTGGTGTTGTCGATATTTTAGGCTGTGTCGGGTTTGTCAACAATTCATCCCCTAAGTACTCCGAGAACTTTGAAAACTTAAAGGCTCAGTGCTACTATAAGCTTTCCGAGATAGTTAACCAATCGCTAATGTATTTGGGCGCTATTACCGATAGCGATGAGATAGCGGAAACAATTGAAGAGCTGGAGCAGGTCAAACAGAAGGATATGGATAAGGACGGAAAGAAAAAGATTGTTCCTAAAGATGCTGTTAAAGAATTACTTGGTCGTTCTCCGGATTATTCGGACGCTATCATGATGAGAATGTATTTTGAAATCGAGGAAGATTTAGAACTTGAAAGTGAATTAGTATAGTTTGCGTAACGCTTTGTGTAACAATTTTGTAACTTAGGTTAAAATACATTAGTTTTACATGCATGAATATACTGCAAAAAATGGGGGCTTCATTATTAGGTATAAAAGCCTATTATGCGCCTGGTATAACTATGATGCTTGGTGGCTCATTTAGTTGGAATTTCAAAGCTAAACAAGGTCAGTTATCAGTAGGATACCAAAATAAGATTGTTTATGCAGTAGTCAATGTATTAGTCAGGAAGCTATTAGAAGTCCCTATAATTGTCAGTAAAGTCAAAAGCCAAAAAGACCTGGCAAAAGTCAAGAGCTATAATTTTGCAAATGGCAATGACACAGGGCAATTCAATGTAAGGTTTGTAAAAGCATTAGAAGAACTTGAAGAACACCCGCTAATTGATAAGCTTAATAACCCAAACGAGTATCAAACAGGTATAGAATTACGGGAATCATTCTGGTTTAACTATCAACTATCTGGTGATGGTTATTTGTTTGTCGAAAAGAATGGGAATATCCCGGTGTTTATCCATTGTTTGCCATCAGATAGGGTAACGCCTAGACGAGAGGGTAAAGACTGGAGAAAACCAATTACAGGCTATAAGTTTTCTGCATGGGATGGGACAATAATCGATTTGCCTATTGATGACGTAATGCATATGCATAAATGGTCACCTTCAGATCCATTGCAAGGTGGTTATTCTCCTTTACAGTCTGTTGGAGGTAATGTAGCCCGTAATGATGCTAACGACATTGCAACAGGTGCAGCACTTAAAAACGGTGGCACTGGAACGATCATTAGTTCAGATATTCACGTTGAAAATGGCAAAACATATTCAAAGTTAAGTACAGATCAGGTTAAAAAAATTAATGAAACCGTTCAAAGAAATTGGGTAGGTGTAGAAAATAACGGCAAATTTCATGTTACTAACGGCATGATTAAGGTTGATAAATTGGGCGACACCTTGAATGATCTCAATTCAATTAAAGCAGATGACCAGGACGCAGTAAGGATTGCAGCAGGATGGGGAATGAGTTCTATCTTAATTGGCGATATGACAGGCGGTACAGACGCTAATGTTGCAGGCGCATACAAAGCTCTTGTGACAAATGTTGTGGTGCCTGAACTACGTAAATTCGATGCCAAGTTTAAAGAGTTTTCTAAAGGCTGGTATAAAGGCGAAAGATTAGACGCAAGTCACGATTTAACAGAGTTCAGCGAATTAGCTCCGGATCTTACCTTGATGAAAGCTGTTTACGGTGATGCATGGTATTTAACCGGGAATGAAAAGCGCAAGATATTCAATATGGATGAAAGCACAGACAAGAACCTTGACCGATTTATTATTGCTTCAGGGCAAATGTTTTTAGATGATCTGGCATCAAGTACGGAAGACGCTTTCCCTAATCCAAATGCTTTGTAATGACTAAAGTTGAAATTGAAATAGACGCATCATTTATCGTTGCTGCTTACAATAAAGGCTTAGAGGATATGTTTATCACTATGTCCGAATTTGATGAATTAGAAGTGCAATTGGACGTCAATAAAATAGATCCTGCCGATGGGCTTATCGATATTTGAACAGGAACGAAGGTTGTATGCTAAACAGCATGCCATAGCCGAAAAACAGTTACGTCCTATTTTCCGTAAAGCCATCATTGAGAATATGAAGCCCGTTGTTAAATGGGTTGCTGATTTTGGCAGTAAAGACGTGCCTGTCGAAAGGCTAATTAAAAAAGATGTATGGCTACCGGCTTATCTTATCGCTGCTGAAATGATCGGTCAGAAGTTTGCCAGGCAAGAGTATTACTATCAGCGAGCAATGGATAGTGGCGAAACTAAAGCAAGCGCCATAGAGTTTCTTAAAGATGTTTGGAGCGGTAAGTTCAGGACTTACATAACTGAATACGTCAACAATATTGCATCCTCATTGAATCAAACTACCATTGATCTGATTAAATCTGCATTGGCTGAAGGTGATGAATTGGGTTTAGACCGGAATGGATTTGTAAGATGGTTTTATAAAAAGGCTAATGAAATTGTAGCTGATAGAACACAAGCATTCTCCAGGACAGAGGCAACGAAAATAAGCAACCTAGGTAAAGAGATAGGCGCAAGGTCATGGATTGATGAACAAGGCGGTGGTGGTTATAAAGTATGGTTAGGTAGAATAGCTAACGAAAGGCCGGAGCATCTTGAATTAAATAATACCATCATTCCTATTGATGACTATTACAATATGTCAGGTTTTGAATGCCAACGCCCTGGAGATAAAAACTTACCTGTTGGATTAGTGATCAACTGTAGATGTACGCAATCTTTGATGTCTGAAAATAGGTATAACGCATACGTCAACAGGGGGCGCATTGTAGATGGAAAACTTGTGGGAGCCAGCTAATTAAAATTAATTTGCATTTACGATATTATTTGTACATTTGATTACTGTAACAAAAATGATATGCTAAAGAAGGGTTTTGACATCGGTTTTAAAGACATTGACACTAGTCAGGGCATTGTTACCGGCTATTTTGCTCACTTTGGATCTGTTGACAGTGATGGTGACAGGATATTGCCAGGAGCATTTAAAAAGACCATTGCAGAGAACGGTCCGGAAGGAACGCAGCTCATTAAGCACCTTTTAGACCACGACAAAACAAAAGCTGTTGGTAAAATACTTGTCCTTAAAGAGGATAGTATAGGATTGTATTACGAATCTAAAGCCGGTAGACATACCAATGGCAGGGACTTCTTAATGATGGCTGAAGATGGCATATTGAATCAGCATTCATTTGGCTACAGGGTAATTAAACAGCAAAAGAAATCAGATGCTAACGATCTATCCGAATTAGCAATGTTTGAAGGTAGTTCCGTACAGTTTTTAGGCGCAAACAGGAATACACCTATTTTAGGCGTAAAGTCTTTTGATGATTTGGTTGATGAATTTGACCAACTGGAGAAAGCACTAAGAAACGGCAAATACTCTGATGAAGCATTTGTCTTGATTGAAGAAAGAATAAAGTCACTCAACAGTATTATAAAGCCGCATTTAAGCACTTTAGAAAAGGATGAGCCGATAAATGAAATATTAACTCACTTAAAAAATTCCTTAAACTAAATGGAAATTAAAGAAGTAAAAGAGGCCATTGACCAAGCGGCACAAGGACTTAAAGATGAAAGCGCCGGAGCGTTGCGTAAAGCAAACAACGCCATTGAGGATGCGAAAAAAGCTATGGACGCATTAGAGCTTAAAGCCTCTAAAGACGAAGTAGAAAAGCTTAAAAATATTGTTGAGGATCTTGAAAAAGAACTCACAAAATCTATTGACGCTGCAATTGTTAAGTTTGAGACTCGTGGAAGTAACGGTAATTCCGTTAAATCTTTTGGCGATGTTTTAGGCAAAGCATTGGAAGACAATATTGACAACATTGAGAAATTCAGTCGCGGAGAAACTAAAAAAATCTCTTTTGAGCTGGACATTAAAGGTGTTGACATGAAAGCTGTTGGCGCAATGGGAATCAACAACGTTACCGGCCCTTCTCAGTGGTCAGGTATTCAGCGCCCCGGCATTATTACCAATCAGAACACCATGACCCACATGCGTGATTTGATCAATGTATTTCCTTCCGGTCCTGGTACTGATTTCTATTTCATGCGTGAAAACGGTGTGGGTGAAGGTTCAATTGCTCCTACATCAGAAGCAACAAGCGCAGCTACTCCAACGACTCAGGCTACAGGTTTAAAACCTCAGTTTGATTTGGATTTGGTAGAGTCAAGTGTTAAGTTCGAAACTATCGCAGGTTGGTTGCTGTTGTCTAAAAAAGCAATGCGCAATATTCCTGGTTTGATGGCATTCCTGAACTACCGTCTACCTGAAAAATTGCGTGACGTTGAGGATTCTCAAATCCTATACGGTAACGGTACATCTCCAAACATCAAAGGTATTTTGACTGCTGGTAATTACGTTGCTGGATCGGCTGCAGGTACAACTGCATTAGTTGAGAAAATCATTAACGATATGTCATTGTTGGAAGACACCTACAAACGTCTTGCTACAGGTATCGCATTACGTCCGGCTCAATGGTACAACCTTGTTAAAAACAAAGCTACCGGATCTGGTGAATACGATTTACCTCCAGGTGTTGACATTGTTGGTGGTGTTCCTTACATCTTAGGCGTGCCAGTTGTTAAAACCACTGCTTTAAACACTAACGATTATGTTGTCGGTGATTTCGAGCATGGCGCTGAACTGTATGTACAAGAAGCAATGCAAATTGAGTTCTTTGAGCAAGATTCAACTAACGTTCGTACCAACCAGGTTACTTGCCGTATTGAGGAAACAATTGCCTTGCCAGTTTATGGCCCGGATTATTTTGTCTTAGGCTCAGCTGCATTAGCATAAGAAGTTCATTTAGGTTTGTTTATTCATCCCCTGTAATAGCAATGTTACAGGGGATTGTTTTTTATGTGCGGTACGTTTGGTAAGTTTGGATTATGAACATCAAAGAATTTAGAATAAAAGAAAACGCGCTTAGTGGGTTTTATATACAGCGCCTATTTAAGAAGACGAATACTGTAAAGTCATTTTGGTTTTGGCAAAAACCTAAAGTTATTGAATCTGAAGCATGGAAAAATATAACAGAAAATGGCAGCGAGCCGTTTAGTAGCTTTTTTAGAGGGGCAAGTTTTAGATTAGACCCAATGGAGCCATTTGAAACCAAGCAGGAGGCTATTGATTATCTCGAAAAATTGTGTGCGCCAAATAAATTTTACTACCCGGATAAGTTTGAATAATTTACACCCTACATTTTACCTTTGAATCCCTTTCATAATTTGTAAGGGATTTTTTCATATATTTGATTTGTACAAAAACACAAGTCATGGCAAAAGTTAAATTACTACGGGATCATCTGGATAATAAAGCAGGGGATTCGATAGAGGTTGAGAATGAACAGCTAAACTACTTTAAAGCCGTTAAACTAATCGCTGATGGAAAAGAGCCAGTACCTGAACAAGATGGAGAAACAAAAGCTCCAGGACAAAGAGGAAGAAAGCCAAAATCTAACTAAGGATGGAAGTAAAGGTAATAACAGACGTGTCAGTCGAGCCGGTAACGCTAACGGAAATAAAAAACTTTTGCCGTATAGACGCTGATTACGCGGCTGAAGACGATGTGCTTTTACTTACGGCCGGAGCAGCAAGGGAAAAGCTAGAAAAGCAGCTTAACCTTTCTTTTGCTGAAAAAACACTTATGTTGCAGTTCGATGGTTTCCCTATAGATATTCCTTATGGGCCTATCAGAGAAATCGAATCACTTATTTCATCTACAGACACAGAAGACCCACCAACAGAGGTTGAATATACTGCGGATGGGCTTGACTTCAAATGCCTTTATGTTAACGCGGTAAATCAATGCGTCATCATCTACCCTGTTGGATATGGGTCGACTTCATCGGCATATAACCTTACTTACGCTGCTGGATATGAAACGCTACCCAAAGCCTTAAAACAAGCCTTATTGTTGCAGATAGATTTTGACATTAAGAATCAAGGCATGGCAATGGATGACATTTCGCCTCTTGCATTAGAAAAAGCAGAACCATATAGTAAAAACCTAACAATTCAATAAAATTTAAATCATAAAATCATGGCAGTATTACAGAAAGTAAAAGCGTTAAAGCATTTTCAGTATCAAAAGAAATTGCGTGTACCTGGGGAAGAAATGTCGGTATCTGTTGAGGATGCAAAGGCGATGGTTTCAAACGGTAAAGTTGAGGCTGTAAAAGAAAAAGCTGAACCTAAAAAGTCTGAGTAATGGCATCAAGATCAGGTGTTACCGCTAACTTTGGCAACTTCTCTAGGGATATTCGGGCTATGAATGACCGATTTGTCCATGATGTAGGTGAGATTGTTAGTATAACAGTTGGGGATATCGCAAACGAAGCCCGAAGGTTAGCTCCTGAAGACGGTGACCCGATAGAAACTGAACATGGGCCAGAATCACAACAAGATATAAAGAATGGCAGACCATGGGTGTCTATCAGACAGGCTATCGGAGAAAGTGAGGCGCCTGATAAATTGAGTGGTGAAATTCATGTCGAGCAAAGAGCAGGAGAGTTGGCGGCCTGGCGAGAATTTGGCACCGGTCAAAGTGCAAGGTCTT